TCTCATGGGCGTCGAGCGCCATCAAGATCGGGCCGCATAAGTCGGTCAAGCTGCAAGAGATGCTGCCTTTCTTGAAGGATGAGTATCAGATTTTGAACCTGCAATATGGCAGCAGCCGAGATGCCGTGGAGGAATTCAACCGAGCGCATGGTACGAACATCGTGACGACGGGCGTGGACTTGGTGAAAGACTTTGAGGGACTCGCTGCGCTTTGCTCGCTCTGCGATGTCATCGTTGCCGTGAGTAGCTCGACCGTGCATCTGGCCGGGGCCTTGGGTTGTAAGGTGCTACTGATGGATGCCAACAAGCTCTGGTATTGGGGCAACAAGGATGGCGACATGAGCGCGTGGTATCCGAGCATTAAGATTTTCTCACGCGACAATATGATTGCGCCGTGGGACAACGTAGTCGAAGCCGTCACAAAAGAACTGGAGGGGATGGAGCATGATCGACAACATTAGCGGACCCGGCTCTTGGAAAACCGAACTTGAAAGAGCGCCGTGGGGCTACGGGCAGAATCAAGCCGACAAAGTAGAAAAGGCTTTAGCCAAGATGCGCGAAGCTGGATTGTGGGCTGAAGCGACGGCGTTACAACAAGAAATTTTGACGTTGAAAAGGGAAGTAGAATGGTTAAGAAGCAAGACATGAGCGGAGCCAAAGATGCCATCAGAGAATACTTGGCGACTATCGGAAGCCGAGGCGGAAGCGCTGCTTCAGGAGATAAGAAGCGGCGACCTAAAGAGCACTATCAACGAATGGCAGTACTCAGCCACGCCAAGCGAAGGGCCAAGAAGAAAGGAACCACAAATGGACCCCGTAAATCCAAGTCACTACAAAAAAGGTGAGATTGAGTGCATTGATGCCATCCGGTCAGCCCTGACCCCGGAGGAGTGGCGGGGGTTCTTAAAGGGCACCGCAATTGCCTACCTCTGGCGGCTCGGGCATAAGGACGCCGTGGAGCAGGATGCCCGTAAAACACTGTGGTACGTGGAGTGGCTTGCAGGCAACGATCCGAGGGGGTAATCTCGGGCTGTGCTATCTCGTTGTTTCTCCTAGAGTCACCCGATAAGGGTGTTGCCCCGGAGTTGAGAGCTTTCTCCTCCGGGGACTTTTTTACCTGTAACGCACCCGATAGATTCTGCGCTCGCGCCCAGCGCCGGGGTTCTTAACGACTTCTTCCAAGATGTCGCCCGACTCCACGAGGGTCTGCAAGATTTCGTTTCGGTCGCGAGCTTTCATGCCCTGACACGCTTTCGCGAGCTGGGTGCCGTTCATGCCTTCAGCGCCAGAATTACGGATCAGATTCAGTATCTTCTTGTGCGCAGCTTCAATATCGTTCTCGGCCACCTCGCGGTAAAGCAAGTCGGCGGTATAGCAGAATGACCACTTCGCAAGGTCATGCGACATCTGAAAGATTTCGCCGGTAACGACCGGAGCGCAGGGGTCTCGGGCAATCGCTTCAATCATGGCGATCTTGAGCACAATCTCGGAGAACCGCACCCAGAGCGCATCGTCGCCACGGGACTGCTGAAGCTGCCAGTCTTTGGTCTGGCTGTACATCTCAAACGCAGTGCCTTCCCAGTCAACGATAACGGGGGCGACCACCGAGTTAGGCAGCGTTGGGATGTTGGTGAGATTGCCAGCTCCGTGCGGGATGACCGATACAGAGTCGAGAATGTCTTTGACGATATCTTCTGGCGGCGGCTGAAGCTCTGGGAGCTGCGCGTTGGGATACTCCTCGAAAGGCGGCACGAGCAGAATGCGCGAGAGCGTACCGTTGTCCACCATGTCATGGTTGAGCGCCGGTATCAGCGTGCGCGGCGTTGTGGTGCCAAAGAAGTTGAAGTTAGGCTGGTTGATGTCGTACCGCTGCCGGTCGCGAGAGTCGGCGTATTCCTGCCCGTGGTAGATACCGCTGCTGCTGGAGTACACCTCAAGCAAAGTCTTGATGATGTCGCGCTGGTGGCTTGCAGCGTTCCGAGCCGTCAGGCTTTGCAAGTAGAGCCCCATCTCGTCAAGGTGCGAGATACGCGAAGGGTAATCAAACAGCGTGCGAAGGATCGCCACGCCGGAGCTGAAGCGGTCGCCGCAGATGACTTGATTCAAGCCGGTCTTGATGAGCAGCTCCTTGATGCGCTGACGGCTGTGATCTTTACCGGCACCGGGCTTGGCTACGGCAATCGAAAACAGATTGCAGCGAGTGTTGATTTGCGACATGGCATACCGACGCCCGAAGAGAGCGCCGAACATGCAGAGCGTATTCATCAGCGCGAAGGTCGGCTGGGGCTGCTGAGCGGTGGCGTTAATCCATCGAGTCACGCGCCCCACAAGCGATGGGCTTTTGAACCAATCGTGCGGGAAGTTCTCGCGAGTGCTTTTCGGATACGACTTTTTGTTTTCCTTCAGCGAGCTGAGATCGACTTCGATAGCACGCGCCTTCTGCGGGTTCAGGCTCAGCGACGGAGGCGGTACCCAGCCGTTCTGCTGCGCGTGGAAGTAAAGCGACCCGGCACCAATCTTGGTGGGCGGCGACTTGGCGTAGTGGTCCCAGCGTTGCCGGGTTTCGATCTCGTTGTACTTGCCGGAGGCGCGAGACCACTGGTCGAAGATATGAAACCCCTTCGCTTCGGTCGCGCAGTAGATGGCCATGCCGATGCGGTTCCAGTCGTCCCACGAGAGGTCTGGATTCGGCACGTACCGAAGGGCGTCCTCGACGGCAGCGTAGGTGCCCACAAGTCCATCGTAAGAGGTCTTAGCGTCTCTGTCGGGGATGACGACTTGACCCTTCGGCGCAAGGGTGCGTTTACGCAATTGGGGCGGTAATGCCTTATAAGCAGCCTCAGCAGCCTCCAGCACCTGCTCACGGGTCACAAGCGGCAGGCTCTCAAAAGGCATCTCATGCGGCCCTGAGAGCGGCCACGTATAGGGGGCATTCGTCTCAGGGTGAATGGCGTAAGCAACAAACTGCTGCCCGATGCCGAGGACTTCGATGGGGTGCAGGGAAAGCTTTGTGAAGGGCTCTGCCGTGCGGTACAGGTACAGGGCTTTCGGAGGCTTACCGATACGGATCAGGTCCGTCTGGCCGAGCTTCTCCTGAAAGACGTTCCCGACCTCAACGGCCACCTGTTGGTCGAGCACATCGATATCGACCGCGACCACGTTGCCCGTCAGGATGCCAACGCCGCACCCCGGCCACTTCGACCAGATGTCTACGTGAAACGGTTGCGCGTCGATTTCCGTCCAGCGAGCGAGATCGCCCCACTTGTTGCCATCGTAGCGACCGGGGCGCTTGGTCCCCGGCATGATGGGAATGATGCGATAGCCCGCGTCAACGAGCTTCGCACCATATTGTTCCATGAAGTTTTCAGACATTTTCGACTTGAACCTCAACTCGTTCTTCGCCGTATTCTTTGGAGGCAACGAGTTGACACACCACAGCGTCGTCGCTGAATACGGTGCCGTTCAAGCCGTCGAGGATTGCCTTGACGATGTTGTCAAGATCCGGACGCGAGATGTGCCATCCTGTTTTTTTGCTGTGCTGAAAGTACGCTTTGATCGTGACCTTCACCGGCCCTTCCAGCATAGTCTTTCCAAACATAGCGACTTGCGCGAGCGTTTGAACGCCCTGCTCGTAGAGTTTCGTTTCTTGCGGCGTATACGTAACAACGCCACCTTTCTTGGTTCTGCCAAAGCGCGGACGAGCTTTGCCTACGGGCTTGCCGTAGATGACGAGATCAATCATTCCAACCCCGCTAATTTGTATATACGTGACACGATTTCGGGCGGCGTCTGAGCCTGCCCTCTGAAAAACTTGGAAAGTGTGTTGCGGTGAATACGCAGCCTTTTCGCCGCAGCTTCTACGGTAAACCCCCGTGTGTAGAGCAAAATGTACGCTCGCTCACGGTCGTTCTGCCCCTGACGGAACATCGTGACTTGACCTTTGGTTTTGCGGTGGATTACCTTCAGCCACTTGGGGTGCGGCAGTCGAGCACCCAAGACCCACCGGGTTACCGCCGAACGAGTGCAACCGCACATATCAGCGAACTCTTCGTGCGTCAAGCAATTTCGTTCCAGCCACTCGTTCAGGGTCATTTTGCCTCCTAGGAATGGTGACATCATGCCACCCCTTGCATTCCGTCACAAGGGGGTGTAGTCTCAATTCCCGTAGACAAACACAAACCCTGAACGAGGATTGAAATATGCGAAACGAAGTTGAAATTGCTAACGAGCTTTTCGAGGCTCGTGAAGCTGAGAAGAAGGCCAACGAGCGCCGCATTGAGCTGGAAGAAGAGCTGATTGCGATTCTTGGTAGCAAAGAAGAAGGCGCGCAGACTCACGAAGTTGGCGAATACAAAGTCACTATCACCGGCAAGCTTATTCGTAGTATCGATTGGGATATGTACGACAAGTCGATTGCCGCCAAAATCCCCGAATCCCTTCAGCCTGTGAAGGTCAAGCGCGAGCTTGATGACACGGGTGTGAAGTACCTTGCCAACAACGAGCCGCAGATCTATCGGTTGCTCGCTAAGGCACTCAGCATCAAACCCGCCAAAACTGCGGTAAAAATCATCAAAGGAGCTTAATAGCACATGGCTATTTCATTAAAAAATCTTAGAAAGACTGGAGTTGCTCGTCCGCCGCGTCTCGTGGTGTACGGCACCCACGGCATCGGCAAGTCCACATTTGCCGCTCAGTCACCGAACCCGGTGTTCATCCAGACTGAGGAGGGCCTCGACGCCATCAACGTCACGGCGTTCCCGGTGTGTCAGTCGTTTGACGACATGATGGATGCCATCGGCTCGCTGGCGGCAGAAGACCATGACTTCAACACGGTCGTTCTCGACTCTGCTGACTGGGCTGAGCAGCTCGTGCATAAGCGCGTAGCCAAAGACAACAACGTGGCGACCATCGATGCCATCGGTTATGGCCGTGGCTACAAGGCTGCGACCGAGTACTGGCGGCAGATTCTTGACGGCTTCGACCACCTGCGCAACAACAAAGGCATGCAGGTAGTCCTGCTCGCGCACACGCAGGTGAAGCGGTTCGATGACCCGCTTGCGGACCCGTATGACCGCTATCAGCTCGACCTGCATCACGGCAGCGCCAGCTTGATCAGCGAGTGGTGCGACATCCTGATGTTTGCGAATCAGCAGTACTCGACCGTCAAGAGCGACGTTGGCTTCAACCAAAAAGTCACTCGCGCAGTCGGTAGTGGCAATCGCGTTTTGTACACGCAGGAGCGTCCGGGCTGGCAGGCCAAGTCACGTTGGCCGCTGCCTGACATTCTGCCTCTTGATTATCCTAAGTTTGCGGATGCTCTTGGCACCGCTATGAACAACATCGTTGGAGAGTAATAAAATGGCTAAGCTTGACCTGAACATTAACGATTTCCAAAACATTCAACCCGCTGCTCCGGAGATTCTCCCGGCTGGCGAGTACGTCATGCAGATCATCAAGTCCGAGCGCCGCGACACCAAGTCCGGCAGCGGCTGGTATTTGCAGTTGGAGTTTGATGTGCTGAGCGGTCCCTGCGCGCCGGGTCGCAAGTTTTGGGATCGACTCAATCTCAAGAACACCAACGAGCAGGCCCAGAGCATTGCTCAGCGGCAGTTCCACGCGATCTACACGGCACTCGGAATGGCGCTTCCGCCTTCAGAGTCCGATGAGCTGCACTTCAAGCCGATCCGCGTGGTGATCAAACACAAGGAGAACAAGCAGGGCACTCTTGAGGCGCAGCCCAAGTATTTACCTGCTGAAGGCTCCGTGTCGCAAAAGGTCGCGGCTGTAACCCCTCAAGCCGCAGCGCCGTCTCAGGCCGGTGCACCGAAGCCTTGGGAGCGTCATAAGAAGTAACAGCGGGGCGCGGCATTCGGGAGAGCAGACCACCAACCCCCACCACTCGCTCTTACGTATGTCGCGCCCTTCTTTGGAGGGGTTATGGTTAAGATTCCAGAGTTTGAAGATTTAACATTACGCGCCATCGATAACGTGCTGGAGAACTCTCAAGAAGTAAGGATTCGTCCTTACCTTGGGGCTTCGGCTATTGGCGACGTTTGCGACCGCAAATTGTGGTTGAGCTTTCGCTGGGTCAAGCGTGGCTTCATCGAAGCCGCTGGCCTGCGCAGAATTAACGATGGACACCGGGGCGAACAGGTAGTTGCAGCGCTGTTGCGGGCCGTACCCGGAATCGATCTTTCCACGGAAAAGGAACCCGGTGTCCAGCACTCGTTTGAAGCCCTAGGCGGGCATTTTCGCGGCAATTGCGACGGTTTGATAACTGGGCTTCTGCAAGATGTACACACATTGTACGTATGGGAATGCAAGATCATCAACGAGCAGAAGTTTAAGAAGCTGCAAAAACTTGTTAGCGCCGATCAGGCTACGGCACTTCGTAACTGGGACCCGGTGTACTACGCACAGGCTCAGATTTACATGCACTTCTTCGGGGCTAAGAAGCATTACTTAACGGCAGGGTCGCCGGGGGTGCGGGATTTAACAAGTGTTATAACGGAGTACGATCCGGGCGAAGCCGAGAAGTTTATCGAAAAGGCTAGGCGGATTATTTTCTCGCCGCACCCGCCGATGAAGATTTCTCGTGACCCAGCATGGCACGAATGCAAGTACTGCACGTTTCACAGTATGTGTCACGAGCAAGATATGCCACGCAATAAATCCTGCCGTACTTGCCTGCATAGCACACCGCTCGAAACAGGCGGCTGGAAGTGCGAATTACATAACAAAGACTTGGATGCTCAGTCCCAAGAACGCGGATGTGACAGTCATCTTTTCGTCCCCGACTTGATCCCCGGTGAACAGGTAAACTCGGGTCCTAATTGGGTCGAGTACAAAATGGGGGACGGGTCTATATGGATCAACACGGCGAAATAGAAGAGGAAGCGATTGCAGAGTTCACTCTGACAGACGAAGACATGCTGATAATTCTAAAGAGCCTTGATCTGTATGGTTACGCCATGGTGATGTCTGAAAACATGGTTGAGCTCATAAGAGTCAAAGCCATTGCAATGAAAATCCTTTCACACTTACCCAAACCAGAACTTAACTCGTGATTACACTACGCCCATATCAAAACGAATCCATCGAAGCTACGCTGCGTTACTTAGGCGAGAATGACGGGAACCCGCTGATCGTGCTCCCTACAGGCACCGGCAAAAGCATTGTCATTGCGGAGTTTTGCCGTCAGATTTTGCAGCAGTGGCCTGATACGAAAATCTTAATCGTCACGCACGTTCGTGAACTTATTAAGCAAAACTACGATGAGCTCAAAACAATCTGGCCCGAAGCCCCGGCTGGCATCAATTCGGCTGGCTTAAATAAGCGCGACTACGACCCGTCGATTGTGTTCTGCGGGATACAGTCCGTGCACCGCAAAGCGTCGAAGTTTGTGAAGGTAGACCTTGTGCTCGTGGACGAGGCCCACCTAATTCCGCGCAAGACGAACACGATGTATCAAAAGTTTCTGAGCAACCTTAAGGTGATGAACCCTCACTTGCGCGTCATAGGGCTTACGGCCACGCCGTATCGACTCGACTCTGGGGTGCTCTATAGCGGTAAGGACGCGCTGTTCGATGCCGTCTCTTACGAGGCCCCGCTTTCGGACATGGTGCGCGACGGGTATTTGACGAAGCTGGTGTCCAAACAGCCAAAGACGCGACTCAAGGTGGAAGGCGTCGGCACCCGAGGTGGCGAGTACATTCAGGGTGAGCTGGAACGCGCAGTAGATCGCGACGACATTAACGAAGCTGCGGTCAAAGAGATTTTGGAGTACGGGAAGGATCGCCGCTCGTGGCTAATCTTCTGCTCTGGCGTTGCCCACGCAACCCACATAGCTGACCTGATCAAAGCCCACGGCATCGACTGCGCGACCATCTTTGGCGACACGGCTCGTACCGAGCGCGACAAGATTATCGGTGACTTCAAGGCTGGCAAGATCCGAGCGATTGCCTCCATGGGCGTACTGACCACCGGGTTCAACGCCCCAGCGGTAGACCTGTTGGCCATCCTACGCCCGACCCAGTCAACCGGTTTGTATATACAGATCATGGGTCGAGGCATGCGCAACCATCCGGGCAAGGATGACTGTCTGGTGCTCGACTTTGCGGGCAACATTGCGCGTCACGGCCCCGTGGACCGGGTTAACCCCAAGAAGCCCCGCCAGAGCGACGGAGAAGGCGTAGCGCCGACTAAAACCTGCCCGGAGTGTCAGAGCATCGTCTTTGCGGGGTCGTCCGAATGCCCCGACTGTGGCTACGTCTGGCCACCGAGAGAGCCTGAGATTGAGTCTACGGCGACCACGCTGCCGGTAATGAGCGCGGCTATCCCCTCGCAGTGGGTGCCGGTCAATGCTGTTGCGTACAGGCAACACGTTAAGCCCGGAAGCCCGGTCAGCATGCGGGTCGAGTACCGCTCCGGGCTAGCAGTCTTTCGGGAGTGGGTGTGTTTCGAGCACAAGGGATATCCGCGTGACAAGGCGGTCAAGTGGTGGGCGCAGCGCATGATTGGCCCCGGAAGCATTCCGAAGTCCACCGAAGAGGCGATCAAAACAAGTAATACGCTACTGAAGCCCGTCGAGATTAAGGTTCAAAAGAATGGCAAGTATACGGAGATTGTCGGCTTTCGGTTCCTGCGCGATATGCCGGAGGCAGGCGAGGGGCTTTTTGTACATTCCCGAACGGGGACATAAGCGTGCAAAAGCCGAGTTTTGTTCCATCAAGTGCATGGATAACTACATGATCGACAAGTCACCCAACGAGAAGATCGCTCTCAACGAAGCCTCTGCCGCTGCCGGGATGTTCATCGAAGCCAGCGGGACTTATAACTTTCTGGAGTTCAGGCCAGATCAGTTTGATCAATTCATCGAAGCCATCGTTACGGCTTACGTAGACTCACTCCAGAACCAGCGCGTGGATACTGAAGGGGTCCGGTTTCCCTAGACTTCTTTGCCCCGGAACCACGCTCGTTCGTGCTCAATAATGCACGGCTCTGGTGGCAGCATCAGCCCGTCTCTGTAAGTCAGCACGTAGAACCCGCTGCCCCAATTGAGCGGCCCTGCTTCGGTGTAGTTGAACTGTGGTCCTTTGGGATCAGCCAGCGTCCCACAGTCAATGCCCCAGTGACGGCCACGGTAATCGCCCCATGGCTTGTGTTCCAGCTTATGAAGGTGACCATGCACGTAGTTCACGCCGGACTTCAATACGCTGTTATAGGCTGAATGAATGCCACCCGATACAGGCCGATGCCGTATAACGGTCCACCCCTCTGTCTGCGCATTGATGTGAACGGTCCATCCAGCCCGCCAGCGTGGAAGATAGTCAAGCAAAGTAGACCCGCTCATCTCTTCCAGCTCTGGCGCGTTCTCGCACAGATACCGCTCAAAACGAGCGTCGTGGTTACCAATCGTTCGTATCAACGCAGCCTTTGGAGCAGCACGCTCAATCTCAGCACAACGGTCCTGAACCGCTGCCAACTCGTCTTTAAGCGACGGCTGCTTTTCCCATAGGTTTCGCGGGTGACGGCTGATCCGAGCGCCGTCCAAAATGTCGCCATTCAGAACGACAATAGATGGACTAAGCTCTTTAGCTAACTTGCAAAAAGCTTCGTGCGCCTTAGAGACGATTAAGGGCCAGTAGTGTGCATCTGAGCCCACGAGCACCACGCCGTTCTTGACGTTGATGCCCATTTCTTTTTCATAACGATTTTGTCGCGTTTCAGCCAGCTTATCCAAACGCTCTGCTGTTTTTATTTTTTCGCTGTTGTCGTAATTGCCAGCGGGTCTAGTCTTAGCCTTCAAGCTAATCGAATACTTGCCCTCAAGGTATCGCCGCCGGTTGTAAACCTGTCTGAGAGTAATCCCTGATCGCTCTGCTACCTTTTTGGCGTCTCCCCTACAAGATTCCCATACAAACTTGAATTCTTCATCCGTCAGTATTTGAGGCACTTTGCACCTTTATCCCCAGTTCTTTGCGGCGCTTCCGAGTGGCCCGATCATCACGGGTAGCCCTCCACTCCAAATGGCCGTCGTTTAATCGGTACTCTTCCTTGTGTACCAAAGCGCAGTCGCAGCATTCCGTGTGCGTATAACCCCGGACCCTGTACCACTTCCCGTCCTCAATCTGGACCGGCGTGTACTTGTCCTTCTTATTCATAGGGTTGACTCTACCTGCTTGAGTAGCGTCTTAGCAAGACCTCTTCTGCTGGGGTGTATGCAGCGCCACCTTGGGATCTTTTGACCCGTCTAGCGTTGATGTAAGCCTGAGCTTCCTGCTCATTCTTTATGCCAATGGTGTCCGGGTCGATACCGGTTGCATCCATGAAATTTGTCTTCCACAGCGTCGGATGCCCTTCTTTTTTTAAACGGATTTTTCCGTCCGGAGTATATGAAGGCCAGTGATCTGATTCGTCCGGCAACGCTCCGGACTTAAATGCGGTGAAGTAATCATAGTCAGCCGTCGCTGAAAGATTTGGCTCCTCACCAAACTTACGAACATAATTTCTGAACCAAGGCAGTTTGCGTATTTCGTTTTCAACACGCTGACGCTCAGCATCTACGCTGCCACCATCGGCCATCCCCTTAGCTTCCGCAGTGGGAATCAATCGCGCCAAAACTTGATCGGCGTATTGGCCAACGGTCGGGGCTTTAGGGTTTCTTTTATCTACTTGATTCCGGTTGATGCCTTGTGCAGTAACCGCTTTCGGACCACCGTAATAGGCCGCTGCAATCTTCTCAGGATCATTGTCGTAACGCTTGGCAAGGTCCTGAATCAGAACCACGCCAGCCTCAGCCAAATGAGAGAGATTATCGAAGCTGTAATCTTCAGGGATCATGCCCTTGTTACGCATGGCATCAAACGTGTCACGAGTAATCTGCATCGGCCCCTTGGCACCGGCATAGTTCTCCTTGTCGAGATTTTCTGCCTTACCGGACGAAGACTCCTGCTCGTAGATTGATTTGATAACCGGAGAAAGATCCTCTGCGCCACGACTAGAAATGATGGCATCGATGTCGTAAGACTGACCATCCGCTGCCGACTCGGCTTCGCCTTCCTCACCCGGAACAAGCCCTTCTTCACCAGCAGGCTCTGATGCGCCTTCACTGGCAGCATCGGCTCCCTTATCAGTGGCAAAGGCTTTGTAGATCATATTTGCAGTTACAGCGCCCGTTCCCGGCTTGATGCCAAGGTTGCGCAAAGCCTCATTGGCAATGCGTTGGGCATCCATGATTCCGGTTTCGTTGTCAATGCGGGTCTGAATCGATGCCGCGCGACCGCCAGAACGATCTGTGATGATCTTACGAAGTTCAGTCTCTATACGATCTGCGACTTCTTTACGCTTTCTGGCAAACGCATTTTTTACTTGCTTACGCCCCAAAGCGCCGCCAGTAATAGCAAGGATACCGGCAACAGGAGAGTCATTGGCTACGGCTCCAACACCGCCAGCAATTGCCGCCAAAGCCGCCGCTTGAGCGAGACCGAGCGAAGTATTAAGCGGTATTTTGTTAGCCGCTTCGCTAACAGCAATGAGCGTATCTTCGTCAAGCTCATTCAAAGCCTGAACGCGATCCTTCGCGGCCACTCGGATACTTTCAGCTCTTTCAAACGCGGCACTGGCAATGCGAGAGCGATTCTTCGCGCTTTCTCTCGCGAGCTTGATTCCCTCAAGGCCAGCGGTTGCTTCTTCAAAGGCGGCACGAGAAGGTGCCGTAGCCTTCTCAAATACACCAGCCTCCTCTTGCAACCGAGCTTTTGCAGTCGGGAATGCTTCTAAGAAGTCATCATACTTATCAAGCACTTTGGTGTAGCCAGAGGCTTTGCCGCCAGCCTTATTAACCAAAGCCTCAAGAACAACTTGCTCAATCTCATCCTTGTTCTCGTTGCCGACGAACTTCAGCAGATTGTCTGCGTTGGTCTTGCTGGGGTTGTTGAGCAGCGCATCAAGTACAGACTCAGGATTAGCCTGAAACTGCTCTTGGCTAAACTTCTGGAACGTCGCGGCTTTCTTTCCAACCGAGTTGACCTTCAAGAAGTCGAGAGGCTCCGAAGTCTCAGCGTAAGCTGCCTTGTAATCTTCAAATCCCTTTGAAAAGTTTTCAAGAGTGCTTTCTATTTTAGAAAGGATTCCGTCTCTTGTTTTGCCTTTCAGGGCGTCAAAACCAAGCTCAGGCGTTCCGGGCGCTTGACCAGAAACAAGCCTTCTAATGGCCTCAAGCTTTTCAAAAGAGATAGGAACTTCTTTAAAGACTTCTTTTTCAGTGACGTTTCCAGCTTTGTCAATAACTCGCTCAATCACTCTCTTTTTAGGAGTGATCTGCTCCAAAACCTTATCAATGGCGTCCATTTGAGGCTGAGTAAGATTTCTCAAGCCGAAATCGCCAGTAGAACTTCTGTCCTTCAAATACGTAACCAAATCCTCAAAAGACTTAGTGGAAGTAATGAAATCGCCAACAGACTCTCGTTCTTTAGCAGCGGTGAAAACGGGAATTTCATCGCCAGACTCAAACTTGCCAATGGCTTGATTGCGAGCATCCAAGTATTTTTTGCGCGCAGACATGACCACATCACGCAGTCGCTGCCCGAGCTCCTGCTTGCCGCGAGTCGGAGTCAGCTCAACTGTTTCAAGAGCTTTTGCCTCAGCTTCTTCAGCCGCTTTCTTTCGCGCAAGCAAAGCCTGACGCTGCTGTTCAAGCGCAAGCTTCTGCTCAGCTTCAGCAGCTTTAATACGATTCCTTTCAGCTCTAGCTTCGGCAGCGGCTTTTTCTGCTTCAGAAAGTTCTGCTGTTTCAGGAGCGCCACGCTTCCGAGCAATCTCTAGCGCAGCCTTTTCTTCTTCCGTAACAGGTGTTGTAGGGACGCCACGGATTCGACCAGTAAGCCCCGCGCGAACAGAACGCGCAAAGTCCGTGCCGCCTCTTACTATAGGCCCTATGGCTTCGCCAGCTAAGCCAAGACCGCCTTCAATCAAAGCAGCCTCGCCGCGAGGCCCTAAGCCAAAGATCCCCTCTTCGCGGGGCTTCTCAAGAACAAGATCGCTTAACTTCGGTTCCGGAGCGGAAGGAGTCACAGCATAAGCCTGACCAGCTTGCCCCGCAGCTTGTAAAATCGCCTGAGCCGCTTTGGATGCCACTGGGATCTTAGAGACAAGTTTAGCAGTGGTCAGCGCCGGAACGAGCTGCGGAACAATCTTGCCAGCTTCGTATGTTTCTTTTACCGGAGCCTTTTCAGCCAGCTTTTGTTCTAATGCGCGCAGCTCCCGAGAGGTTTCAGTTTCTCCAAAAAGACCGGTGAGGCCAGTTGCAATGTCGAGAAAGCCACCGGGGATGCTCATTAAACCGCTGACGCCGCGTCCGGGGCTAACGTCGGTTGGAGTGCGCACATCACGCGGAAGCATCGGAAATCTTCGCCGATCAGCGGGCGCAGCAGGTGTAGGCGCAGGTGCAGCAGGTTTAGCCGCAGGCTTCTCCCCAGCCAGCATCTGTAACGTGGCATCAGAAAGCTTGGAGTAATCGCCACGCGACAAAGCTTCCAGCTCTTCATCTGAAAGCTTGCTGTAGTCAATGTCAGCCATGTATCAGCCCCCTTTGGCAGCGCGGCGACGGGCAAGTTCCTCTGCGGCTTTTTGCGCAGGCGTCTTGGCAGCACCAGCAGGCGCTCCCCCACCAGCAGGCTTCGGCTTTTGTTCGCCTTTTGGTTTTTCAGGCGGAGCCTCCCCAAGAATGGACTCTACGCTTTCGCCAGCATCAATCCTTCTAAGCTGATCCGCAGTCAAAAAGTCATTGGCCGTATAAGGTCTAAAGGTATATCCCTTTATAGTGCCTTTTTCACCAAAATAACTCATCGCGCGATTCTTTTCGTCTGCAACGATTTGCATTTGACGAGACAAAAGCTTTAAACGATTTGCGTTTTGCCACTCTTCAAGACGCGGATTATAAGCTCTCTTGATAAGAGCAAGTCCTTCTTGCTGAGCAAATTGACCGCCAAGGATGGCGCGAAGGTCTGTCTGAACAACAGACTCCACAACATCTTTAACATCCTGAGCTTCAGGGAAAAGAACAGAAGAAACAGTCGGAAGATTCTCAAGAGTATATCCAACAATTGCTCCGCTGAGATCTTTTCTTTTCCCAAGCTGAGAAACAACATCGTTGATTTTTGAAATGCGCGAAGCAGCCTGCGCACCTTTACCACCAACAACCCAATCGGCGTATTCAGCGCCAATCTTCTTGTCAACTTCTTTTTCACCCGGACCTGCTTCAGGAGCTTTCTCTTCCCGCTTTCCGCCTAGATAAGCAATGCGCGCGGTAATTTCGTTATACTGCTTTGCTTGAGCAGGATCACTAATATCAAGATTGCCTCTAACTCTTTGCAGCCTAGTGATTTCATCCTCTTTAGCCGCAGCACCGGCGCCCGCTCTCTGGGCGCGCAGCAACTGCGAAGCCAGAGTAAATCGCTTACCCGCTTCTTCCTGACCATACTTGGCCGCAAGCTCATCAAGCTTCAGAAGATCCAGCTTTTGTTTAAGCTCGGCTTCTTTACGGGCTTTTTCTTCGGCAGAGCCATACTCGCCTACGTCACGCAGGAAGGTGTACAGATTCCGTCGCTCATAGAAACGCGGATCAGTACTTTCTTTAGGCTTCGTCAAAGCCTGAGCTAGACCCTGCACATATTCGCCTCGGGTCTTTTGAGTTGGCTGAGACTCTAAAATTTTTCTTGCTTTTTGAATTTGAGCAAGAACGCCGGCCTCTCCGGCGTAAGCTTTGTTGTAAGCCTGCTGAGCGGCTTTGTATTCTTCAAGCGCGTACTTGGAAACTTCAGGCAATGAAGAAAGAGCGTTTTGCTGAGCCGCAGCCGTAATGCTGGCAGTCTCCTCGCCTTCTTCCTCTTCAGGACCTAACCCGCTAAGGCCAGAATCAAGCTCTTGATTTTCGTCATCCATGGTTCAAATCTCCGAAAAATATTCTGAGCTTGTTAACCGTCTGTCATTTTTGACGTATTAGTGCCGCCAGCCCCGCTTGACCCACTAGGGAGGTACTTCTTAATAAGATCAATAATGTTGGCAACCCCAGTCGCGCCAGTAATAGCCTTCTCAATTGCCGAAGGACCTCCCGGCTGTGCAGGTGTCGCAGTTGTTTGAGTAATCGTCGTTTGCGGCAAACGAACTCCCTGAAGCACATTACCCAAGAACTGAACTTGTTCTTTCGGATACGCTTCCTGACGCAAGAAGTCCTTGTACGCCAGCTCAAGATTGGCTTGCTGCATAGCGCGCTCTTTCTCGCCTACGCCGCCAATCGCACCGGCACCGGTCAAGCCCAAACGCTGAGCCTCGCCTGCCATCTCGCCATAACGAGACGCAAGATCCTGAAGCGTTTTGGCTTCGCCAAGCCCCAACTGACCCGCTGTGCCTGCAAGCGCTGCCATCCGGCCCACATCGGTGCCGTAAATATCCGCAGCCGTCTTGTAGCCCGACTCAAGAGCCTTGGCCTGTTCTGCGAGCACCGCCTCTTGAACGTCACGCAGCGCCCGTGCACCAAACTCGCCCATGCGGGTCGAACCGGGGCCGGGGCCAAACTGACCAGCCTTGATGAACTCTTCGCCCACCGCCGGGAGATACTTTTCCTGCAACTGCCGGACACCCTGCTGCGCGATCTGATTGACCACGTTTTGGGTGTAGGGGCTCATGTATGCCCCAACGGCTCCGGGGAATGTCTGGCTGGCAGCAGATAAGAAGGGTTGCGCAACCCCGAGCGCACTCACCCCGCCTGCTTGTCCAAGGGTGGCTCCTGCCTGCCCTAAAAACGGCTGATAAGCGGTTGCAGCCTGCTTGGTGGCTTCAAACCCAGCCTTCTCAGTCGGCGTAAACGCGGCGATACGCGGCCCGGTGTACTGCGCATACGGAAGGTTAGCCGCTGCCTGAGCGCGGCCCAGCATGTCAGTCGTGTACTGGGTGTACCACTCGGGCAACTGCACCTGAGAGGTGCTGGCCGTGGTTCCGGGTGTTGGGGCGCTGCCCTCAAACAGAAAGTCAACTGCGCTCATTAGGTCAACCCTCCGCCCATATACTTGTCAGGCGATTTTGCGTTTGGACTAATCCGGCCACGCGATAGGGCACGACCCTTGTGCTTCCGGATATTAGCACGGAACCGATCCATTCTACGGGCCCCCTCCTTGGTCGAGCCGTCTCCCAGCAACGCCAAGGTCTCTGCGTCAATCACATACTCCCCATCGCTGAGCAGTGCCGGAATCTTGTCCTCGCGACCAGAGCCGGGGCCGTCCACGTATCGCGAACTGTGACTGCCGCCATGGGCATAACCGGTCAAGCCGCCATAGGCCATAGGCTTGTTCTCATCCGGCGGGTTAACGTCCGCTGGCGGAGGCGGCTGCTCCGGCTTTTCCAACTGCAAGCCCTGCTCAAAAAACTTAGCCTCCGGTCGGGTGCCGTAGGTGTAGTAGTCAATGTCCGGACGCAACTGCTGCCGAGTATAGGTGTACTTGGGCAAAGCGCCGCCCATACCCCCAACGCCAACTCCCGTACCAGTTGGAACAGTTGGAGTTTTTGCACCCGCAGCACCAATAGCGCCAAGTATTTTTAGTGCATTTTCAAGCGTGCCATATTTTTCAAGCAAACTCTTAATTGTATCTAACGCGCCTCCAGTGCCCGGAATAGCAGCGCCGGTTGCAAGAGCCTTCTGAATGGCGTCTAGTTCCTGTTGAGTCTTTGGAACTTCTTTAGGCTTGCCAGTTATCGGGTCAACCTTGGGCTGCGTAAAGCCTTGAGTTAAAGCTGCGGTGGTCAAGGGCCCCACAAAGTCTTGAAGTTTTAACGGTTCAGGTTTTTTGTACTCCACTTTAACTTCTGGCAGGTTATCAAGCGGAGTCTGTTCAAACTTGGGAGGCTTGTATCCAGTGTCAATAAGCTGCTGTCCAAGCGCTGGAACAACGCCAGATACAATATCAATGGGCTTGAGACGATCAGTTTGAATCTTAAAAGTTTGAATTCCATCTTCAACTGGAGCTTCAATACGAGGGGGCTCATAGCCAGCTTGAATTAACTGCTGACCAAGAGCTGGAATTACTCCGGAGGTAATGTCAATTGGCTGAGGTTTTGTTCCTCTGACAACAAATTCTTCAATCTGATCAAGTGGAGATCCTTCAAACTTTGGAGTCCTGTAACCAGCCCCAATAAGTTGCTGCCCAAGGGCAGGCACTAACCCAGACATTACGTCAATGGGTTTAAGGCGATCAGCTTCAATTTTAAAAGTTTGTAAATCTTCAGGCTTCTGCGCTTCTTCCGCAGCTCTTTGCTCAGCCTCTTGCGCTTCTTTAATTTGTCTTTCAGACAAAATGTCCTGAGTGCCTGCACTCGTTGCGGCGCTGGCTAAAGCAGATTGAAGGCTTGGCTGAAAATAACGCTTTCCTGAAACAACAACTTCTTCAAGACCAGAAGGTTCAGTTACGCGAGCAACTTGATCTGCCCTAGTAGGTTCAGCAGCCTTGGGAGTTTCAGCCACAGATGGCTTAACGGCCTCGGTCAAAGCACTAGAAGCAAGCGTTCTAACTGCCGTTTCAGCAAGACCCGGAGCCGCTGCTCTTGCGGCCTGAACCACAATCTCTTGCAAAGCGCCGCCAGAAAGCCCGCTGGCTACGCCTTGCTTTGCAGCCTCCGCTGCTGCACGCGCTGCTGCGCCGGTAGTTCCTGCTACAGCTCCCGTTGGGGTAACTTCAGAAAGTCCCGGTGTACGCAGAAACTCACCGACCTTTGCACCAGCCGCAGCGGCTACGCCTGCTTTAAGAGCGGCTTCAACATTACCGCCGGTTTCGGCAAGCGTATATGCAGCCTTGGTAAGCCCTGATTGAATAGGCGGAACGCCCGCAGCAGCAAGCATGACATCAAGACCAAATCTAACAACGTCTTTGATCGTCGTGTCTTCTTTCCGCTGATACGCCGACTGCGGATCTGGATAACCGTAATCAGCTCCGCTAGCCGTTCCCATCTCTGGCGTAA